CTACGTGGCTTCTGACACGGTACACTATCCAGGTAAACCTTACGTGGATTTTGTACTTGGTTTGTTCTAAACCTTTATTTCCCGCCAGTTTAGCCCTTTGTGCATGGACGGGAATTTCACCTCGGATTCAATCTTGAATACCGGTGACCAGCAACAGCTTGAGAAAACAGCCGAAGGCAAAGCAGCAGCGGTGGCGGAGCCACGGGCGCCTCTGGCGAGGCCTGCTTGCATTCGTTGCGGCTACACCTATTGTGGGTGTTGGCGGTGAAACCCATCTGGAAGATTTACAGATGTGCGAAGTGTCACAACGTCAAAGTTGACTGCCGTCCTGGCAGTACGAAGCCGAGATGCCTTTTGTGCGCTCGTAACTCATATTGGTCTAGAAATATGATTGTAGAGGAGTGGTTGAGTTGAAACCACGGTGTGATAACAGGATGAGGAAGACGGCGAAGTGCCGACGATCATGCTGCAAACCTAAGAAAGAAGAAATGATTGCGTTACCTGGACGACAATCGAAACTACACCAATCTGGTGTAGAGGTTTGGTGCAGCCGCTCAGTCGGCACTAGGCGGTGTTGCACTTGCACTCCGTGTTTCTTAGATCGATGAAAATCGAAAGAAACGTTATGCAACCGGTGGCAACCATTTTAGGATGTCACCTCCGGTAGACAGGCGAAGTAGATGGGAATCCGGGGCTGGAGGTCACGGAATATGGAATGGTTCTCAGATACGGAGGGGGTAGGGGTATGGAGAAGATTAATGGACTACCATTAATCACCCAGCATTATGCCTACCAGAATGCAGCCTGCAATTACGACAATCGCTTTGAGAACGAATCCCGGCGATGGAACGTTGGGAACTAACAATTCGTATCTAAGTTATGTCGATACGGCGAGGGAACTTTCTAAGATCAACCGCCGCTTATATTCGCAATCACGAATGTATGGTTACCAAGGGTTGACTTTCATTTGGAGGTCAACTGGCTCGGCTCCGACCGATCTTGCCACAATCGAATGTTCTATTCGAACTGCCGGTAATACTTGGTGTGTGCAAAATGCACATACTAAGGGTGAAGCCCTCTGGAATAACATGCAGGCTTTAGTCCTACAGGACAATCCCAGCATCTCTGGGAAGTGGCATGATTTCAAGGTCCTTTTGGATGCCGGCCAAGCTGGCGTCCGTGAAATTTTTGCACGTGATGGAGCAGGTAACGAATACGCCGATGGCGAATGGAACCTATCTACTTACGTCATGCCACAGCATGAGGTTAACCCTACTACAGGTGAACCTCTGCCTGCAGTAGAATATACTGCTATGTTGATTGGTGCTGATACTACCACCAAGCGCTCTCTGGTCAAGGCTTACCAGGAGTCGCGTGCAACATTAAGTGCGTACTCTCCTAATGTACCTGCGGCGTTGTCTGGCAGTTTCTTCAATTTACTGACTGATTCAGGTTCTCAAGAACCCGAACTCGCCGACGTTATCGAGGACGAGAACGACAATCCGCCGTATGATTTGAACAACTACTCGGGCGGAGCTGTTAACGCACCGGCGCCGGTTGTTGTGGGATATGCTGCCATCAGCAACTCAGAAGTTGACGGACGCATTGGCTCTTTTGTTGCCCCATGCGGTCTGATTCAAATCGAAATAAAAGGCTACAATGGCGAAGGTGAAGCAATTCTTGCCGCCGACATGCCAGCCATCGACTTGCTATTGCACGTCGCACCAGGATCTTACAAAGGCGTAGCATCTGTACCAATGGGGCAGTGATAATATGATCACTGAAGAAGCAGCCGTAGAAACTGTCAAGGAGGCGGTCACTGCCGCATCCGTCCTTAACCACGTGCGCAACAACAGGGTTGAGTACATCTTGGCCATGTTTGCGCTGCACCTCCTTGGTGCAAGTGACCGCCTTCTGACACAACTCAACGGAGTGTGTTTTTGATGGCTTACAAGTATGGTAAGTCGTTCAAGAAGGACGGTAAACTCGTTCGGTATCGTTACACCGACGGGAAAAAAGACACCAAGAAATTGGTGGCTGCTCCGAAACCGAAAAAGAAGAAGTGATTGCATGAAGTGTGATCGCTGCGGTTCGGAGTCGATCATGGCATTTGCCGTGAACGAAGACATTGTGCATTATCAATGTGAAAAGTGCGAACAGGAGTGGGTGGAATGAGTATTTATGACGAATATCCAGATTTACAGATGGATCAATACACAGCAGAGTTTCTGAAACGTATTGATCACCGCTTCAGTTCTGGACCAGTCCCTATTGAGGGACATTATACTCGAGCAAACCCCGGTCAATTGACCGTTATGGAAGGGGTTGGGTTCGGTCTGAGTGTTGTTAGCACCAGAGCGTTGATGGGATTTGCTGTAAAGGAGACGTTAATGATGCCCGCTCGAGGCATTCAAGTCGTTCCGATAGGACCTGGCGAAACACAGCAAGAAGGGATAGCATATGCCTACGTGGCTTCTGACACGGTACACTATCCAGGTAAACCTTACGTGGATTTTGTACTTGGTTTGTTCTAAACCTTTAT